CTAAACGCATCCCACAGTTCTAATTCTTCTAGCCCAAGACTATCCTTAATATCAGGGGAATTAACAAAAGCACTAATAGGGAGCTTATCATAAAGAGCACCATATTCCGGCAGATACGTTTCAAAGTAGAGCGCCCTACCTTGGATTGACTTAACAGTAACCCAAACACCTTCTACAAGTTCTCCATGTCCTTTCTCATGATCATATAAATATTCTTTTTTAACAAAAACTTTAACTGGAGGTAGATTTGCTACCAAGAAAGCCATTATGGTTTTCTTTGTTGTTTCTTATATTCTTTTGTCAAGTATTTATTAACAGCAGATTTACTATAATTTTGTTTCATTAATGATTTAGAAAACTTTTCTGCACGTTCTGATGCTTTTTTAAAATCTTTGTCAAGCTTTTTTACATCTGATTTTAATTTTTGTTTTTCTGATGCTGCTTTAAAGGTTTTTAACCTAGTTCTCATTTGTTTGTTTGTTTCAGCAGGTAATCCTAATCTTTTTCGTCTAGCTTTTCTTTTGCTAGATTTAAGAGCTTTACCAAACCCTCGTAATGCTGCTCCAAATATACTCATTAATCAAACCTCTTTTTATTTCTAATAGATTTAGTTTTTTTTCTAATGTCAACAAATTTTTTAACCAGTTCTTTTCGTTTTGTTTCTGATGGTTTCATTGATTCTCTTGCTTTTAATTTAGTTTCTTTTAAAAAATCTTGCATATTTTTAGATCTTAATTTACCGCTAGTTCCTGGTGATTTTTTTACAGCTCTACCTAGCCCTCGTAATGCTGCTCCTAATAGTCCTGCCATTTTATTTACCCCTCATGTAAGTCTTGTTAGGGTGGTAGTATAACCATTTTATAAATTTATTCCAGTACTTATTTAGCATGCCTTTGTCAATTGGGGACCCCCTGCAACGAATGCGCCTGGGGTCCACCGAGATGAAATGAAGTTGAGAACATTACGTGTACATTACCTGCGACAATTTGGCAAGAAAAAAGTTATTTTGTCCTTGTTTTGTTCTGATACCTGTGCTATATAATATGTAAATGAGGATGGTGCAACATTCTCGGAGTATGGCTGAACAACTGTAACAAGGTAGTAAGGCACACTTGAAGGGAAGTACGGACATGTGTCTGAGGTAACTAAGGGTGGTACTGAAGTACTAGTTAACATTATAGGATGTTGACTTGTCGGGAAAAGGTTGGGGGTAGTCAAAGAATCCCCCTACTCACTTAACTAAACAGGAGAAATAGAATGATATCTAAAGAAAAATTTACAGATTGGCTTAGTAAATCTAAACGCAATGATAAACTCACATACTTTCGTGGTTTCTTATTTGCACCACATTTACAGAAGTTATCCCCAATGGATGAAAAAAGACCTAATAAAATTAGAAATCACGCTTGGCATTTACACATGGCAGGTTTAATAGAACTTGTGCAAAAAAAACACGGTGATTTTGACTACGAATATATAGCGATAAGAAAATGATTGACATTATCATGTTTTTGATCATACCGCTGAAAATTGCTTTAGCACTTTATTTGACATACCACATTTATGCATGGGTGTTAGGGCTATGAGCGGTCCAGTTATTAAAGAAGTATTAGTTAGTAAAGAATTGAAACGCGCACAAGACGCGTTTTATGATGCAATATTTGAGGGTGATGATATTGCCATGGTACAAGCCAACGATGCGGTTGGCTACTATGAATCGTTTGATTGTGATTATTGCCCCGAGTACCCAGGCTTTTAAAGGAGAAATAGAATGATAAAAGAGCTAAATGAAGTAAGTAAAAAAATATATGATATTTGTGTAAAAGCAGAAAATGAGAAGTGGTCGTTTGATCATTTAATAGATCATTTACAAGTAAACGCTAAATGCCACGGCGTACCTTTTCCTACATTAATGCTTCTTGAAATAGTAGATCAATTTATTCAAGATCGTCCCATGCGTGATAAACGTAGAGAAACACAAGGGGAAGATGTACAGGAAGGATTTGATCGCGTTTCACCTAAATGGAATTAATGGAGTAAAATGAAAAAGAAACTAAATACACCAGAAGAGAAAAAGCACGCAGAATTACGTGATGCTATAATAAAAGAACGTCCACAAGAATGGGACCATATACAAAAAGAACGACAAAAAATACGTGACGCAAGGACTGAGGTGGCATTAGCGGAAGCAGAAATGAATCCTACTGATCCTACTGTTACGTTTACACAACCTGCAGAGGGCACGAAGATTGGTGGCATGGAAGCTTTTCATGTAGAGAAAGGAGAAGAGCGCCATACTTACCAGATTGTTACAAAGCGTGAAATTACGTTTAGTTACATGATTCGTGCAAAGAATGAAGAAGACGCGATGATAAGAACATTGTCTTTTGTGAGTAAAGATGGTAGTGGTCAACGTGAAGATCTCAAGCGTCCTATGTATAATAGTAAACCTATGATACGTGAGTGGATAGATAAAATAACCAAGCTATCTTAGATGGACATCAATTCTGTACCAAAAGTTACTATTACGTGGTTAGATGCGCGTGATATGGAAACTGGTTGGGTTGATATAAAAGAGATTTTGGCTGCACCACTTGCCGTTTGCCAGGAGACTGGTTGGATGGTCGTGAATAATGATCATAAGGTAGTGATTATGAGATCGTGGTGCGTGGACCGGGACGATAACCATGGTGGTGGTGCAATAGCAATACCAAAGGGTTGGGTAACAAAAATAGAATATTTAAAGGAAACACATGCAGACGTACGAAATTAATTTATGGCTAGATAAAAAGATAATAGAAAAGATAGTTAAACAATTTGAAAAAGATGAGGATGTATTACAATATATAGCAGATAATTTTGACACTAAACCAGACCCAGAGTATCCATCATTAGATCCTCAACGTGGGTATACAAGACCAAAAGCATCAAATTATATAATTACATGGTCACGTGTACATACTTATGTACGCAAAAAAGGTCCTAACAGAATACAACTTACAGAGGATGAAAAAGAAATACAAAAAACACTAGAAAGATCTATAACAAAAGAAGCTATAGATGAATGGGGTCGAGAAGAAATGTTAAACACAGTTAGAAAAGATTATTGGAGTCACCCAGATGCAAAAGGCCTTGAAGAAAAGAGATAAACAGGGGCTAACACCTCGACAAAAAGAAGTATATGACATCATCAAGGGCTACATAAAGCAAAATGGATATGCTCCTTCGTATGAAGAGATAAAACAATACATGGGGTCTAAATCTAAGTCACATGTGCACGCATTTGTGCAGCAATTAATTAACAGAGGTTGGTTAGGAAAAGGAAATGGCAGGAATCGGTCAATTTTTATTTTGTAATGTGTCACCTATAGTGATATATTTGCTTAAAAGTTTTTTTTATTTTGTTACCGGGAACCAAACTGGTGCCACAGTGACACAATTGGTGATTAAACTATATAATTCAATGACTTATGTTGTGGCACCTATGTGTCA